CTACTCCTTTTCCAGGCGCTCCTTCCATTCCTGGATGCGCTGCAGGGCCTCCAGGGGCGTCATGTTCAGGGGATCCGCCGCCCGGATCTCCTCCAGGAGGTCGTCCCGGACGCCCGCGAAAAGGCTGAGCTGGTTCGACTCCTTCCGAGACGCCCGCTTTCCCCGGGCAAGGCGGGGCATCCCGCCCTCGTCGAACTCGCCGTTCTCGATGTTGTGCAGGATCTCCCGGGCCCGCTGGATCACGTCCTCGGGGACGCCGGCGATGCGGGCCACCTGGATGCCGTAGCTCCGGTTCGTCCCGCCCTCCATGATCTTCCGGAGGAAGATGATCCGGTCCCCCCATTCCCGGACGGCGATGTTGTAGTTCTTTACGCCCTCCTTCGCGGCGGCCATTTCCGTGAGCTGGTGGTAGTGCGTGGCGAAGAGGGTCCGGCACCGGAGGCCCGGCGCGTCGTGGAGATGCTCCGCCACGGCCCAGGCGATGGACAGGCCGTCGAAGGTGCTGGTCCCGCGCCCCACCTCGTCGAGGATGACGAGGCTCCGGGGCGTGCCGTGCCGGAGGATGCCGGCGACCTCGTTCATCTCCACCATGAAGGTGCTCTGGCCCCGGGCCAGGTTGTCGGCGGCGCCGATGCGCGTGAAGATCCGGTCCGCCACCCCGATCCGGGCGGAGGCGGCGGGAACGAACCCCCCCATCTGGGCCAGGATCACGATGAGCGCCACCTGCCGGATGTAGGTGGACTTGCCGGCCATATTGGGCCCCGTGATGATGAGGAAGCGGTTCTCCCTCCCATCCAGGCGGGTGTCATTGGGGACGAAGGTCTCGGGGAAGACCGCCTTTTCGACGACAGGATGACGGCCGTCCCGGATGTCGATGACGTCCCCGTCATCCACCTCGGGACGGCAGAAATTGTCTCGCTGGGCCACCTCCGCCAGGGAGGCCAGGGCATCCAGGTCGGCCAGGGCCGAGGCGGTGGCCTGGATCCGCCGCACCTGCCGGGCCGCCTCGTCGCGGACCGCCGTGAAGAGCTCATATTCCCGCTCCCGCCGGCGCTCCTCCGCGTGGAGAACGGAGTGCTCGTATTCCTTCAGCTCCTGGTTGATGTAGCGCTCCGCGTTCACCAGGGTCTGCTTGCGGACGTACTCCGGAGGCACCCGGTCGGCGTTGGCCTTTGTCACCTCGATGTAGTAGCCGAAAACGCTGTTGTAGCCCACTTTCAGCGTGGAGATGCCTGTCTTCCTCCGCTCCGTCTCCTCCAGCGAGGCGATTCCCCGCTTTCCGTCGCGGCTCAGGGCGATGAGCCCGTCCAGGTCGGCATCGTACCCCTCCCGGATGATCCCGCCCTCTCGGACGGTGAAGGGAGGATCGTCCACGATGGCCCTCCCGATCAGCTCCCGCAGGTCTGCCATCTCGTCGACGTCCGCCTTCAGGGAAGCGGCCAGCGGCGCCGTCCATTCCTCCATGGCCGCCAGGACCGCCGGCACCTGCTCCAGGGAGGAGCGGAGGGCCGCCAGGTCCCGGCCGTTGGCCACTCCCATGGAGACCCGGGCCGCCAGGCGCTCCAGGTCCTGCACTCCCGCCAGGGACTTGCGGAGGCGGTCCCGGAGGAGGTTCCGCTCCCGGATCGCATCGACCGCCTCCAGGCGCTCGTTGATTCGCAGGGGATTCACCAGGGGGTAGGAAAGCCACCAGCGGAGACGCCTTCCCCCCATGGGAGTGACCGTCTCGTCCAGGGCATGAAAGAGCGACCCCGCCTTCTTCTGCTCGCGGATCGTGTCAGGCGTAATCTATTCGGCGACACAAATTAATATAATCGGCGACAACGAAACAGAATCGGCGACAACCTGAACACGGGTGTGCGAAGGGCGCACAAAACCTGTCCGATTTATTAAGGGATCTGAAATCGGCAGGTTAAGTGCTTTTTTATGCCTTCAGACGGTCGATCAGCGACCGTTGATCTCGTAGTTGCGAATCAGTAGTTCTGCTGCCCTCTTTTGATGGTTTCCACCGGCTATTGTGTAGGAAGTCGAAACTTCCTCCAGGACAAATCCTCTAAATATCTGCCGGATCTCGGGAACGTCATTTATTGAGAGCATGAACTTTCCCTTAACTCCCCGTAGAACATCTGCCAGCTTAGTGAAGTCTTCCCTTTTAAAGATCCCGGGGCCGTAATAGTCCTCAAAACCGTAGTATGGCGGATCCAGATAAAAGAAAGTAAAAGGCTTATCAACCCTGCTTATCAATTTCTCATAAGGCAGATTCTCTATATAAACCCTGGCCAGGCGAAGATGGGCCGCCGACAGGTCTTCTTCAATCCGCAGAAGGTTGAAGCTGGGGCGGCCGGTTGCCTTCATACTGAAGCTGGGCGCCACTATATGGCCCGCATAACCGTTTCGGAGTAGATAGTAGAACCTGACGGCCCGTTGGATGTCCGTCAGAGTATCCGGGCTTTCCTCCTTGAAGCGTTCGAATTCCTCTCTCGATACGAGAAGCCACCGCAGATAGCGAATGAACTCGTCCAAGTGATGCTTGACCACCCGATAAAGGGTCACCAGGTCGGTGTTGATGTCATTGATGATCTCCACCGGGGACTCTTCCTTCTTGAATAGGACCCAGGCTGCACCGGCGAATACTTCACAATAGCAGCGGTGCTCGGGGATCCGTTCAATAATGTGCTTCGCAAGTAACGATTTGCCGCCTACATAAGCCAGCATGCTCTTCATCGGTCCTCCTCAGATTGTAATCCGGGACGGACCCTGCTATAAACCGCGCGCGTGCCCACGCACAGCGGATGGCAGCGGGTCATCCCGTCATGTGCTTGCTACACATGGTCTGGGGAGGTGCAACTCCCTGGAATGCTGTCCGCTTCTTATTTAAAGATCTCAGGTCAGGCTGTTGGCGGCGATGAAATCCTCACCTTCCTGCAGGATGACTGCCCGGGCGGCAATAAAGGTGTCCCAGATGGCGCATGCCTCCGTCCCGGCAAGGATCTTCTCTGTTTTGGCCTTTTCCTCGCCGAGATCCACAATCCTCTGGCGTGTGACCCGGTCGACGTCGGCCTTCGATGCGACTACCACTCCGCCATAAACGAGGGCCGTCTCGATCCACTGTGATCCGTCCCACTGGGGCTGAAAGAGTCCGGATGTCGGTTCCGTCGCCACGAAATCCGCGTCGAGGGCGCCCAGATCCTGAATGGTCACCTCCTCGCCGGTGTCCTTGTTCCAGTATTTCTGCCCGCGGTAATCGTCCACCAGGCTCCAGGCCCCATCGCGACAAACGGCCGCCTGGTGCTCGCCGGCAGTCGGAGGGGCGTCCGGAGTTGAATTCGCCGGCCGGAGGTAGACAGGACTCCCGGTCTTTTTCGTTTCCAGGGGGTCGATTCGGGCCTCGGAAGCCCGCAGGAATTCGCCCGTCTCACCGCTGTAATGGTAGATCTGCATGCATAGGCCCTCCCTTCAATACTTGATGATGGGCATATAAGCCCGGTTGATGGGCCGCGTTTCATTGCCACCAAGGGCGCCATAGGTGAGTGCTCCAGCCGCTCCGAAATTGACCGAGCCACCAGATTTGATGTGACTGGAATGGCTCTCGAATTCGTCGGCCTGCATGGTTCCCACATGGTCTCCCGTGGTCCCATCCCCCCGATTCGTTCGGGATGTACGGTCCGGATCGTTCGTGGAGCCATGCGCCCAGCCGCGCTCAAATAAGCCCCGATCGTCCGGAAGGTTGAAGGTCGTGCTTCCATCCCCGACGCCGTACATCGTCCCAATGGCCGCGAACAGGCTGGCATACGTTGTCCTGGAAACAGCGGAGCCGTCCCGCTCCAGCCAGCCTTCCGGCGGGGTCTCCGTCGGCCAATACATGATGGCTCCGGCGGGAACAGAGGATCCCGGGACCACCGTGACAAACTGAAAATTCGTGCCGTCGTAAATGACGACGACAAGCTGACCGTTCTCGATGTCCCCTGCGGCCAGGTCCTCGTCGATGTTCTTCTTGATGGCCTGGGCCGTCATGCCGCAGACGGCCAGGGTGGCCGCCCCGGTATTGGCATGGTTGGCCTTGAAGACGATGGGCATTCCGGCGATGTAGGCGTCCATCGCGGGTGTGAGGGTGATCGCGTAGGCCCCGCCACTCCCCGTGGCCACCGCATAGTCGAGGGCGCCGTCACCGTCCTGGTCAAGACCGCGGTGGCGGTGATTGTTAACGGCATTAAGAAACTCAGCCGTTACGACGGTTCCCTGGATCCCCTGGCTGGGATCGCCGTTTACGAATACTGTCTTCCCCATAGGGCCTCCTTATTCATAGTTGAAGAAAACATAGGTGTGGGCTGGCTTCAGCTCGTTGAGCAACGCCTCCAGGTCGGCGTAGGGAATCCACCAAGTGAGCATCTCCCCCGCCGCGGACACGCCCGACCGGAAGCGGTAAACGGCATTTCCGGACACGTTGACCCGCCAGATGAAGCAGGCCGATTCTTCATACAGGGTATCGCCGGCGCGGCTGCAGCCCGCCATGAACGGCTTCAACTCGTCGATCGTGATCGTCCAGCCGAAGGTTGCCGCCATCTCGATAAAATACTGCCTGGAAAGCCCGCCGATGCTCCGCAGCAGCCTCAGGACGGCATCCCTCCGGGCCTGCAGGGGATCCGTCTCCCCGGGAGTGAGCCCGCAGACCCGTTCCCAATCCGGAAGGAGCGAATCGGCTCGATCCGGAAACATCTCCCGAAGGAGCAGGGCGGCCGATGCTTCCGCCTCGTCCAAGACGACGCCCTCCAGGGCCGTGTCCTGGGCAAAGACTCCCGCCAGTTCGATGGGAAACAGCAGCTTCAATGCGTCCGCGTGATTCATGGCGCCTCACTGCACCGCTATGGTGCCCGGCCGGATCATCTCGTAAGTATCCGGCACGACGTCGGCCGCAGGCAGGTCGACCACGGCGTTCGTCGCGCCTTCCTGGATCGCCGCGGCGATCAGGCGGCTCCGGTAGAGCGTTTCACCCGGGGTCATGGCGTTCAGGATGGCCGTAATCTCCGCCGCGATCGCCGCCTTGTCGACACCGGAGCCGGAGACGGTCACCGTAACGTCCTGGGCGGAAATCGTCGGGGCCAGAACGCGCACCGTGGAGGCCGTGACGGGTCGGACGTCGTCGATGTAGTCCCGCACCTGGGCGATCAGGGACTGGATCGTGTAGGCCTGGCCGGTGGCCGTGAAGATGTCGGCGGCCAGGGTCAGCTGGGTGGCGGAATCGATCGCCGTGACCGCCGCCTCCGTGGCCAGGTCGTCATTGACGACGATGTCACCGATCCGGACGGGATCCCCGGAGGCGGTGAAGTCGGCTGCCGAATCGACCAGCTTCGATTCCGTCAGGGAGGTCGCCGTCCCCGTCATGGCATGGCCGCTGGGGATCTCGGAGCCCGTCGCGTCCGCATCGGCCGTGATCACGACGTCCACCGTACCCAGCCCCTGGGCCAGGGGGAAACACCAGGCCTTCTCCACACCGTCGATCGACAGCGCCCACTTGATGTAGTCGTATTGATTGCCCCCCGCCGGTGGCCGCCGGATGTAGTCCAGAAGCCGGTTCAGGAGTTCTTCGTCCGTCTCACCGGTCTTCCGGGAGAGTCCCCGGACCCAGGCGTGATGCTCCAACTGCGCCGTTTCGGCCGTGTCCGGGAAGATCTGCCGGGCGATCCAATCCTGATACTTGTATATTCCCCAGAGGGTGGAGGCCAGGCAGGCGACTTTCAGGTAGATCAGGCTGCCTTTCGACAGGTCCGCCTCGGGAAACTGGTTCTGCCAGTCCCGGAGGATCCCGGCGAACAGGTCGTCAAAGTCTTTCTCAAAGGACATGATTCCCTCACACGACGTTTACGAAGGTTGAGAAGGCCACGGGTTCTTCCCCGTTCGCCGGCGTCACTTCCACCAGGAGCTTCATCCGGTACAGATTCACCGTCCGGTCCCGCTCGGCCCAGACGTTGACATTGATGGCCTTCCCGGTATCCAGCATCCACTGCAGCGCCTCCCGGCAATAATCCACGGCCAGGCGCTTCGTCGTCTCGGTGTTCTTAGCCCGCTGGAGCAGGTGGAGCCGGGAACCGAAGGAGGGATCTGCAAAGAAACTCCCCCGTTTCACCATCAGGGACAGGAAAACGTTGTTCATCAGCGTCGTCGCCTTGGTGAAGGTCATGGCGGCCAGGCCCGTCCGGTTGTCGATCGATAGTGCAAAATCCATTACTTCCCCTTGACCACGGTGGTAGCGACGTTCCCCACGCTCAGCTGCGTGTCGGGAACCGCTCCGCCGGAGTGGGTGTGGCTGTTAAAATACGCGACGAGCCGTTCATCGATGAGCGCCCGAAGTTCCGATCGATCCCCCCCGAGGTTGATCAGGGGGCTTGTGACGGTGCAGCTCGTCTCGGCGTTGGCGGTGACGACGGGGGCTGTCACGGCGGCCGATTCGGACGCAGTCACGACGGCCCGGGTCGTGGTGATCTCCACGTCATTGGCCACCTCTGCCAGGAGCTTGTTCCCGCTCACGATGTGGATGGTCTTGTCCCGTTTGAAGTGGATCCTGTCGCCCTCGTCGGTGTAGAGGGCCACCTCGCCGGCCTCGACGGCCAGGCGGTAGCGGCGATCTTCCGAGGCGACGGCGATGTAGTGGTTCCCCTCGTTGATGACGATGATCTCGGCGCCGGCCAGGGGCCTGGAGGTGAAGCCGTAATGCTGCATGTACTCGCGGCTGTCGAAGGTTTCCCCCGTCCGGCCGGAGCAGGAAAACAATTTCACGAGCCCTTCGGTCACACTCTTGACGATGCCCCGGATCATCTCACGCCACCATCCCCAGGGGGCCGAGCTTCAGCCTCGTCGTCGGCCCTTCCTCTTTCCTCAGTTCGAACGTTCTCCCGAAGATCAGGTATGTGCCCTTCAGGTTCCTCACTTCGTCTTCCACCCGGCACAGCTCGTTGATCGTCCAGTTCCGGCCGTCCTGGCTGTGGCGGGGCGTCCGGTAGACGAGCTGGTCCCCCTCCCGGCGCTGTTTCTCCAGGAGGAGTCTGGCATGCTCCTTCGGGCTCAGGCTGTCGTTGTTGTTCTTCGTCACGAAGGGCTTGTAGAAAGGAAAGGAATCGTCCGACCGGACGGCCTTCGTGTTGATCTGGGAGGCGCCCGAGAGGGAATCCGCCCCCTGCTGCTGGCCGACCACGGTCACCTTGGAATAGCGTTTCGAGATGTCCTCGATCCGCTCGCCTTCCAAGGCGGTGTTCCCCGCGCCGTCCCTGCGCATGGTGATCGAAAACAGGGGCTCTCCCGCCGCCTTCGGCCGACCGAAGATGAATGTCCCGTCGGGCAGGGCGAAGAAAATCATCCCGCGGCTGACGGCGTAGCCCTTCAGGACCTCGAAGATCCGCATGCCCGGTTCAATCTGGGAGAGCTTCTGCGGGGCGTCCAGGGCCGCCAGGAAGCCTCCCGAACATCCTTTCCGGCGCCCCTTGCCCTTCATCAGCCTCCCCACGAGGTTCTCCTCGTACAGGACCTGGGACCGATTGATGAAGGGGACGTCGGCCAGGAGCAACTCCGCCAACTGCTTCATGGTCTTCCCGGCCACGGTGACAAACTTCTCGCAGTACGAATCCACGAGAAGTCCCATCAGGTCACGCCCCTCCACCATCAGGGAATTCCCCCGTTTCGTGGTTTTGTGGACGATCCGGTCGACGATCCCCGTCAGTTCCAGCCGGTCGTTTACCCACAGCTCGCAGCGTCCCCCCGCGCGGATCTCCGCCTCCGGGTTGGCCAACTCCAGGCGGAAGGCGTCCGCGGGTGTGTAAATGTCCGCATCGAGGTGATAGGAGAGGAAATGCGTCTCGACCTGGTCGAGAGACGCCTCGCCGGGCTTTCCGAACTTGAGGGCGATCTTATCGGACATAGACGAGGACCTCGCCGCTCGTGAAATTGGGGTTCCGGATCCCGCGGTTGACCGCGAGCAGCCGTTCCGCGTCCGTGTAGGGCAGGCCGTGGCGCAGGCAGACCAGGTGGAGCGGCATCGGGTTGTCCAGATCCGCGGCGATCATCTTCTCCCGCTCCAGCCGAACCCGGTTGACGTGAGAAAGCAGTGATGCCGCCATGATTTTGAGGCTTTCCATCTCCCGGGCGCTCCCCACGGCCGCTTCGATCCGTGTCCGGACCAGGGCCAGGGTCTCCTCCAGCTCCCGCATGTTCATCACCTGGAAGTCCTCGCCGCCCTCGCTGAAGGCCGTCTCGTCGGCGGAATACAAGGATGCCGCTTCCAGGGCCAGGCGCTGGGCGCAGGCGATCGACAGGTGGTTCGTCATCGTCGCCCCGGCCGACGTGCCGGCGGTCGACGTGTCGTCGCTGCCGAACTCGTTGAAGGCGTCCTGGAGATCGTCGAGGGCGTCGTCGAGGGCGGAGAGGAACCGGGTGGGAAAATTCTTCAGGGAGTCGTACGTCCGCGCCACCTTCTCGACCGCGGCGGTGATGGATCCCAGGATCCGCCCGGGGAGACTGGTGGCGTAAGTGATCGTCGCCTGCAGGCTGTCGACGGGGCTTGTGACCTGGCTGACAAGCGCCTCGGCCGTGGCGATGTATCCCTCCACCTTGCCCACGTAAGACCGGGCCTTGGCGGAATATCCCTGCACCTGCTCCAGGAGACCCAGGGAGGAATCCAGGGTTTTCGTCGCGGCGCCGGCGTCGGCCTTCGGGAGATCCTGCTTGACGTCGGCGGCGAGCTTTTCCTGCTGTTCCTCCTGGCCCTGCAGGTAGGCCGCCTCCAGGGAAGAAAGAAGCGGCGGCTGCAGCAGGGGCTCCAGCGCGGCGCGCATCTGTTCGACGAATGTCAGGTCCACCTCGGCGCACCGTTCCCGATCGTCGTGACGAACCACAACAGATTCGATCTTTCCCTTCAAAAGCCCGTACTTCGGATGGACAAAATCGACCAGGGCGCGGGATGCAAGGCCGTTCACCAGCAGGATATGGTGATTGTACGTCTCCTGTTCCGCGTCATCCCAGAAGTAACAGCGAACACGGAGCACATGCGCCCTCTGCCCCAGATCTTCCAGGTCGGCCCCGTCGGCATAGGGATACTCGTAACGGGCGATCGCCTTCTCGAAGGTGTCCTCGATGGTTTCAATGGCCAGGGAATACCCGTTGGCCAGGGCCTCCTTCGGCTGGAGCAGCGTTCCCTCCACGGCCTTCGCCGGCATGGTGGCGCCGCCGGCGTCAGGGTACGGAGCGGGACGGGGGGCAGGCGTCAGGCTTGCGGAGGATGATTTCGCCGGCTGGGAGGATGACCCGGCAACGACGGATTGAGCAATCCTGCTTGCAGAACTGGCTGCCTGGGATGCCATCTCCTCCACTTTCGCGGCCATTCCGGACATCTTCTCAGCCGCCCCCCCGGCAATCGATGCAGCCGTTCCTGAGAAGCTGATGAAGGCCGGCTCCAGGGTCTTCTCGGCCTGCTTTAGCAGCCCCGGGGCCTGATCCATCGCTTTCTGCAAAGCCGAGAAGGTTTCGTTGATTTCGTCCGCCATGATGTGTCCTTAGAAGGCTCCCCGCTCCAGCGTCGGATGGATCTCCGTGTTCATGTTGCCCGTGTTCGCTACAAGACGACCATCCCGGTCGATCTTGATCTCCAGATGGATATTGTTCTTCACCTCGGGCTTGATGGCCGAGACGGCGGCTGTCAGTGCGGCGTCCCGATGCTTCATGTCGTAGACCATCTGCCCCAGCCAGCCGGCGCCGGCGTATTTTCCGCCGGAGGCCCGTTCCGCAATCGCCCCGGCTCCGCGGTTGAGGAGCCAGCCGGCGCCATATCCGGCCGCTGCAGGAAGGAGGACCTGGCGGGGAAGGAAGGGTAGGTTCCGCATGGCCAGCCAGTCCTTGATCCGGGGCAGCGAGGCCTTGAGCCCCTCCAGGATCTGCTTGCCCCGGCTCGCCGCCACGGCCCCGCCGGCGCCGGTTGCGAGATCCTTCGCCGTTTCGGCGACGCCCCGGCCTCCCTTCAGCCCCTCCGGCCAGTTCGTCACATAGACAGGCAGCAGGTTGACGCCGATCTTTTGCGCCCCCGCCTGGACGGCCAGGAACTCAGCGATCCGGCCCGCCGTGGCGCCGCGCTCTTTCAGAAAGCCGGCAGCGCCCCCGGCAATCTGGCCGCCCGGGACTCCCCGGAGCCATTCGAAGGCTTTCGCGCCATACCGGGCCAGCGCCCAGGTCCCCAGGGCGCCGGCGGTGCCGTAACCGACAATCTCTTTCCCGGAGAGACCCAGGCCACCGTTCTTTTTGGAATCCAGTCCCCACTTGATCAGGTCCGCCAGGACCCGGTTGATCGGCCGGGCGAAGTTATCCGCCGCCTCCCGCAGGGACGCCTTCAGGCGCCCCGTCTGGTCGACCAGGTTCGAAGTGGCGTCGTTCAGGTCACGCTTCAGGGTGCCGCTGGCGCCGGCGATATTTCCCGAGAAGCTGTCGATCTTGGCCAGGGCGTCCCCCGAAAGGAGGGTCCGGAGCCCCTTGATCGTGTCCAGGTCGGCCTTGCCGAAGGCCTTCTGAATGAAGGCGGCCCTCGCCATGTCCGTCTTCATCGTGTCGTACTTCGCCTTGATGTCCTTCAGGACCGCCACCGCGTCGCGGCGGGATCCGTCCTTGTCGAAGAACCGGACGCCCGTGGCCTTCTGGGCCTCGGCCATGTAACGCATATTCGTGAAGACCCGGAGGGTCGAGTCGGCGAGGGTAGCCAGGCGTTCCGGCTGCCGTTCCACCATCGAGAGCGCCTCGATGAAGGCGAGGGTCTTCTCGAAGCTCATGCCGGCTGCATTTGCATTGACGCCGGTCCGGGCGAAGATGTCGGAGAGGTTCTCCAGTTCCGCATTTCCCAGGCGCCCCGCCACGACCATCTTGTCGAGGATCTCAATCGCCTTGCCGGGCTTGGCCAGGTCGAACTGGAAAGCCGTCCCGGCCACGGTGAGGCCGTTGGCCAGGGTCCGGGCCTCCGCTCCCGTGACGGCCATCGCCAGGTTGACACCCTTGATGGTCTCCCGGGCCTCCTTCATGTTCTGGCCGCTCTGGATCAGAACATCGACCCCCTGCTTGAGATTGTCCACCTCCTGCCCCGTGTCCTTGGCGTGTCCGAAGAGTTCGCCGCGAAGCCCGGCGACCTCCTTCGCAGTCTCTCCCGACGTCTGGCCGATCTGGGTCAGGGACTTGTCCAGCTTCCCCGACTGCCACAGGGAGGCGCCCATGCCGACGGACAGCCCGAGCGCCGCCACGCGGCCCGCCAGGGAATCGTAGATGCTCCGGATCGCCCGCGCCTCGTCCCGGGCCGCTTTTCCCCAACTGGAGATGTCCCCGCTGGATCTCCGCAGGGCATTGCGCAGCTTTGCGCCGTCGCCAGCGATTTCCAGGAAGAGCTTGAGGGAGTTGGACATAACGTTACTTCCTCCGGACCTTGTACTTCCGGGTGGTCGTGGCTTCCGGATCGTTCAGATCGTTGAATGTCTCAACCAGCATCCGGGCCTCCTCGTCGGGCATCTCCAGAATGGTCCGGTAGTCGAGTCCCATCGACAGAAGGGAAACGATCAGGCGCCGCCTATTGCGCCTCGCCTCCGCGAAAGGTGGCCCTGCGGGCCGCCAGTACCTTCTCCGCCTTGTTGATGACGGCCATGTCTGCCTGGTGCATCTCCATGAGCATGTCCGCCGTGACGGCTTCCCTGGGAATGGTGCCGATCGTGAGCTGCTTGGCGACGATGCACAGCCCCATGTAGGCGTCGTTCTTTTCCGCCCGGGCGACCAGCTCCGGATCGTCGTAAATCTCCACGGTGTCCCGGACGAGCTGTTCGCGAATCTCGAACTCCCGGTGGACCGTCCCTTCAAACTCGACGCCGACGGGCAGTGTTCCTTTCTCGGTCAGCATGGTGTCCTCACTTTCTGTCCTTCGCGCTGAACTCGATGGTCTTGGTGGTTTCTTTCTCGCCGTCGTGCTTGGCGGCCCCGATCTTCAGGACGTAGACGCCGCTGTAGGACACGCGGGTGCCGTTCTGGTAGTCGATGACGATTTTCCCGCCCTTGACCTGGCTGAAATCGAACTCCGGTGTATCCTTGGGGAGGACGTACTCCAGGTTGACGCCGTAGCGGGGCCTCGTGGTGATGTGCCCCGTGGTGTTCATGAGGTTCACCGTCTTGTGCAGCTCGTAGTCCTTCTCCTCGACGCTCTTGAAGTCGGTGATGCTCTTGCCGTCGATCTCCAGAAGCACCTGGGAAACGTATTCTTCGGCCATGACAGCCTCCTTTCTTCTCGTTGCTTACAGCAGCAGGTCGATCCGGCCGGCAAAGACATGGAGCCCGTTCACCACGTCCACGGGGATCTTCGCGTTCAGCCGGTTCACGTCCTGCAGGTCGCGCTCGACGACGACGCCGTCGGCATTCGCCGCGACCTCCTCGACGATCTCCAGGTCCTCCAGCTTCTCCAGAACATCCAGGATCTGGTCCCGCACCTGGGGAGGGGTCTTCGAGGAGAGCTTCTCCCTGGGGAACCGGAGGGCGATCCGTTCCCGCAGGGCCTTCCGGACGTAGTCCAGGGTCCGGATGGTGGTCGCGTCCAGGAGCGAGACGTCGCTGATGCCCTGGGCGTCCACCGTGTAGGTCGTGACGGCCCGGACAATCTGGACCTTCTCGCCGGGGCCGATCTCCAGGGGCGTGACCCCGTTGTGCAGCAGGTTTTCCTGTTCCGTCCGGGAGAAGCGCTGGCCGATCGGCGCCGCCGCGATCCCCTTCAGCTCCAGGGTGTTGAGCGGCCGGGCGGGATCCTCCTCGTAGGCCATGACGGCGGCCATCGCCGCGGCGATCTCGTAGGCCGGGCTCCGGGTTCCCCGCAGGTAGGCGCAGACCACGCGGCCGGAATTTACGCCCGAGGCGAGGGTCGTGCAGCTTGCCAGGGAACCGTCGTAACCGTAGACGCCCACCCCGGGCCGCTGCTCCAGCGGGCCGCTCACGTTGTCCAGGTGGTCGATCAGATCGTCCAGGGAGTCGGCGTCGATGAACGGCGTTGCAATCAGGTGGTACTGCTCCCCGGCAACGGCCGCCAGGGCCGACGCGAGATCGGGATCCACGGATCCCGGGGTGGTCTGGGCGAAGGATGCCGTGGTGCCGGCCGCGGTGACCTCGGCGGAGAAGTCCACCTGGTTGGCCACGGTGCCGGCATTCTTCGCGGTGAAGATGATCTTGTGGGTGTTGGACTCCGTGCCCTGGGCCGCCGTGAACGGCAGGTCCGGATGGTTCGCCAGTTCCGCCGCCAGGGCCGTGGCGATCGCGACGGCCGTGTCCCCGGAGGCAATGCCCACCTGGATCTTGTCGTTGCCGACGTAGATCGTGATCATCCCGGACGATGTGGCCTCGTTTGTCAGGGTGAGGGTCTCCACGGCGGCCACGGGGCTTCCCGAGGCGTCCGCCACGGCGCAAACCGTCAGGTCGATGTAGGGATTCGCCTTGATGGCCGCCCGGGCCATCCGGTGGGCGATGGAGCCCTCCCCGAAGTAGGCCGCGGCCTCCGTGTCGGAGAAGACCTGCGTGGGCGTATGGACCGCCACGGATCCCGCCGACAGTTTCTGGGCGATGACGAGCATCTTCTGCTCGTTCGTCGTCAGGGTCCGGACGGCCAGCTTCGTGTTGAATTCGAAATACTTCCCCGGTTTGCGGATGCTCGCAGGGATCTGGTCGAAAGAGACGTTTTCCGATGCCATTACTCATTTCCTCCCTTCTTGCCCGCCTTGGAGGATGCCGCGTCGGCGCCGGCCTCGACCAGGGATCCGTCCGCGAGGAGGCGCCGGTAATAGGCGCTGTCCTTCACGTCGACGGGGGCGCTGTCGGTGATGTATTCTTTCGGCTTGCCTTCCTTGGGGCATTTCGTGCCCGGCGCCGCCTTGACTCTCATGGGTTCCTCCTTTCGCGGATCACAGATCGGTGTCCGCCGTTCGCGTCAACGTGTCCTCGGCGGCTTCCTCCTCGCCGAGATAATAGGCAAGGCCGACCTTGAGCAGATCCAGCGCGGTCTCCTCGTCCAGTTTCTTGATGTTGTATTCCGTCCGCAGCTTGAGCGAATACGCGATCAGCCCCCGCTCCTTCTGTTCCTGCGTGGTCATGTTCCAGAAACCCACAGGAACGATGGGCGCGATTGCCAGGTCCAACTTCTGGAGGAGCAGGCATTGGACGATCCCCTGCAGGATCGGGTAGATGCCCTTCCGGCGCTGGGCCTCGCTCTGCAGGTCGGCGAAGACAATGTCGACCCAGACAATCGTCTCCTGGCCGTAGGTATCGGACGTGACTTTCCGGAAGCTCCCTTCCTCGGCGGATACATAAACCGCCGGCTGGGCGATCCCCTCGATGCCCCGTTTGATCTCCAGGTGGCCCGCCGCCTCGGCCAGCGTCGACTGGATCCGTGCGACGGCAGCTTCCTCGATGGCACTCAACATGTCAGTAGCCTCCCAGGGTATGCCGGTTAAAGATCCGCCCGCCGGGTGTGCTGACGGCTGCCATGTCCGCGGATGTCTCCGGGGTTACGGCGGAGCCTGCTCCCAGGGTGATCTTGCCGTCCTGGATCTTCTCCAGGAGCTTCAGGGCGTTCCGATAGCGTTCCGCGACGCCTTCCGGCGGGTCCAGACGGGACCGGCGGGCATAGAGGCGATAGACGGCGATGTCGCAGGCCAGGGTACCAATCAGGCCGGGAACCGGCGAAAGGGGAAGGCTGTACCGCTCCCGGAGATAGCCGTCCATCAGCTCTCCGGCGTCGGCGATGGCCCGGTCCACGTTGTCCGTATTGATAGTCGTTGCCGGCACCGAATCGTCCGTGAGTTGGATCAGGTCCTGCTCGGGCACAACCTTTTTCAAATCCGCAATCGTGATGTAAACCATCTCATCCTCCAGTGCCTCGACTTGCATTTCGCCCGTTCCCGGTCAGATCACGCCATCCCGGGGAGGTTTTGTGCCATCCCCGGGATGGTAATGAATCAGGATGCGTAGGTATCCTTGAATAGGTAACCGAGATCGGCATGGACCAGAACGATGTCTGTCTCTTCCGCCGCTTCGTAGACGTCCTGGTGTTCCGCGGCTTCCCGCCAGGTGGTTACCCGCCGCGGCTGCCCGTCCTCGTAGGCCAGCCGGACCTGCAGACCCGCCGTCGCCGTCTTCAGCCCGACCTTCTTCGGCCGGTGAAAGAGGAAGCCCATGCCCTTGCCGGCATTGACTTCCCAGATGTTGACGCCCGTGAACTCCGTCCCGGTCTTGGTCTCCTTCGCCGTGTTCTTGATGGACCCTCCGACCAGGACCTCGTCGAGCTCCAGGAGAGCGGCCAGCAGGTCCTTGCCGAGGACGCCCCGCTGGGTGTACTTGACCTTGTCCAGGATCGCCTCGCACTCCTTCAGGGCCAGGTAGGTCGCCTCGTCCAGGACGAGAACGTTCGCCTTCTTGCCGGTCTTGCTCTTGATGGCCTTCTTGGCCTTGGTGATGTCCGCCAGGAAGGTGTTGGTCGCCCCGGCCGGCGACCAGAGCCCTTCCGCGTCCTCGCCGCCGGCATTGCCGTCGGCCCAGGTCCCGGTCGTGATCAACTCGCCGGTGCGGATTTCCTTCTTGAGATCGACCTTGTCGGTGGCGAACTCGATGGCGTCCTGGTCCGGCTGGAGGGGCGGCGCGTTCTTGGATTTGGCGAACCTCCGGTCCTCGTCGGTCACTTCCTTGGCGAAGGCGTACTCCTTGGTCGAAAAGGACACCTCGTCCAGCTTGTACCCGCCCCGCTTCGCCCGGGTTCCCGCCGTGCGGATCCCCGCCTCGTCCCGGAACCAGTCGGCGCGGTTGTAGATGGTGATCTTCGCCTTCGGATCCGCCCCGTCAATAATGGGGAAGACCCGGTCGGCGATATAGTCCTCGTTGCGGAACTGGATGGAGACGTTCTGCAGGGGTCCCGCAACGATCTGCTCCTTCACGTTCGGCTGCGGCATGTCTTTGTTCTCCTTTCATCGGGATGTCCGTTCCCCGGCGCGCAGGCGGGGGGACGGACCGCCGTTTTTAGTGGACCGTGGTTCCCAGGCTGTAGATCGTGACCGCCTCCGTGCCGGAACCGACGTTTGTGAGGACAGCCCGGAACCGCTTGGAGTTGTTCTGGGCGATCGTCATGGTGCCGCTCAAGCTCACGCCGGAACCCGCCGTGAGGGTGATCGTCTCGGCCCCGTCCGCCGTGTTGCGGATGATGAACTCGAAGCTGGAGTCCGCGATCGCCCCGGCAACGGCCCCGACGATCTGGGCCGCCGCGGGCGTGACGTCGCTTCGGCCGGAGCCGTTGGGATCCCGCAGGATGAGGCCGCCGACCAGTTCCGCCGCCGTGTAGGTGACCACGTCGGCGGTGTTCTTGGTCGTAACGGTGGTAAGCCCCTTCACCGCGTCGTTGATGGCCGGCACCATGCCTAGGAGCAGACAGGAACCCAGGCCGTCCTCCGCCTCGGCGGCCTCCAGGACATAGCCGCGCGCGTAGGCCAGGTTCCCAGCGTTGTCCTGGGCTTTGCCGGCATCCGCCGCGGAGACGTATTCCGGGCCGATGAAGGTCCCGACCCCAATGGCCGCGTTGGCCTGGAACTTCGAGATACCGATGATCCGTACAGCCGCCGCCTCGCCCGCGACCGGCGCGTTCTGGAGGATCCCCAGGGCCACCTCCGAGGCGCTGTCGGGCCGGCGGACCTGTTCGCTAGTGTTGAGGACCACAAACCGATACTGGTCGTTGGAAAGGTCCTCCGCCGCCGGAAAGGAAAGGTCCAAGATCTTGTTTTCCGATGCCATGTTGAAATGCTCCTTTCCCGGCGGGACTCAGCCGCCGATCTCCTGGAGGTATTCCCGGGCCAGGTCGGGGTTCTCCCGCTGGACCTCGGCGAATGCCGCGCTGTACGTCAGGGTCTTGTCGGCCTCCTGTTTCTTGGCGACGAGGGCGCTGAGCCTTGCTCCCGCATCCCCCTGGCCGCCCGGATCCTTGTCCCGGGTGGCGATCTCCTTGAACTCGATCACCTTCGGCATCTCCGTCTCGAAGAAGGCCTTGAATCGATCATAGAGGGTGGCCTTGACCTTGCCGTCCCCCTCGCCGAACTCGATCTCGCCCTCCATGCCGGCGAAGGCGAGCATCATGTCCGGCACGCCGTACTTGACCCACGCGGGCGTCATCTTCCCCGCCTTGATCATGGACTCGCACCAGCCGGCGATCTCCGCTTTACGGGCATTCTGGCGCGCCGTGCGCTCCTTTTCGGCGAATTCGGCGGTCAGCTTTTCCCGCTCCTGGCGGGCCGCCTCGTCGGCTGCCTGCTTTCGGGCCGCCTCGATGTCCGTCTCCGAGAAGGTCTTCCCGGCGGGCGGATCCGCGGCCTGGGTGTCCACGCTGGAGACCAATTCTTTCAGCCTCTGAATGAATTCCTTAAACTGCATGCTTCGTTCCTCCTTCCTGGTTTCGGAATAGGTTGCGATGTTGTTGACCGGATCCGCCGGCGCGGCCCGGATATCCTCGATCGTCCAGTTGGGGACCACCCGGTCCGCCGTGTCCTGGTCGAATTTTTCGATCATCCACTCCCGAAGCCGCCGGAAGACGTCCCCGAGGGCGCCCCGGAAATAGCCGTCCTCGGCGAACTCGAAGACGGTTGCATCGCCTTCACCAAAGGCCACTTCGGCCAAGCCTTTTACCGCCGGCGGTGTTGCGCCCAGGAACCCCACATGGCGCAGGGATCCGTCGGGATAAAAGGCGGCGCTCCGTTTCTTGAACCGGCCGCTCTTGACCATCTCCTCGAACTCCGGGACCACCTGCTTGAACTTGGCGGACAGGAACGCCGTCCCGTTCCGGACGTCCTTCCGCAGCCCCTCGACCCAGCCGTAGGCCGGGGCGTCATGGGCAGGATGGCCGATCACCGCCGGCGGCTCGTGCCGGGAGGCGTTGAAGGTGGCGACGGCCTTGTCGATCAGGGCGTTCCCGTCGTGTTCGACGCCCTGGCTGTCGGTCTGCCGGCCCCCCTTGAAGATCTCGATCCAGCCGTTAAAGCCCTTGAATTCCGTCATGGGTCACCTCTTCGACAGATAGTGGTTGACGATGCCGACGATCTCCTCGCTGTCCCCGGCACTCACACCGAGGAACGGCCGGGCGGGAATCACCGATCCGGGATGGCGGACCGAATGCACCGGGTGGGCGGCTCCCGGCCAGAACAGGGCCTTCTTCCGGGTGGGAACGATCGTTCGCGCCGGCGTCCGGCCACCGAACTGATGAATCGCCCCGTGGACCATGTTCGTCCCGATGGCCAGGCTGTTCTCCCCCACCAGCTGATATCGGATGCTACCCCGCAGGTGGCCGGACTCCGTCAGGATCTTGTGGTGCTTCTTCCGGGCGAGGGTGGACGGCTTCAGGCGCGCCCAGGGCGTCCCGTCCGGCGCCGGTCCCTGCCGGTGGAAACGGTCCTCCGTCGAGCGCACCATGTACTCCCCGACGACCTTCAGGACCGGCGAGAGTTTCCTCCCTTTTTCGGCCAGCTCGCCCAGGGCGTCGGTTACGGGTTTGTCTTGGATTTCCAGCCTGATTTCCGTCATGTCTTCCTTCCCACCCCTGAAATAATGTTTGACAAATGCAATACAATGTATATCGTTATGCCATGAAGAAAACGGAGTCTCTCCCGCTCCGGGTCGATCCGGAAACGCGGCGCATGGCCTTTGAGAAAGCCGAAATGCTGGGCATCAGCGTTGCGGCATACATCCGCATGTTGATCCGCCTGGACAACAGACGGGAGACCGCCGACAGAAAACGAGAGGTGTAAGAACGGCCGCCATGTGGGTTTTCACCAACAGGGGTTTTCTTTCCATGAATCGATCTTCGAAAAGGTGTGGACATGATCAAACGTGAACCGACCCTTCCAATGGAGGAGCTGAAGCGAAGATATGAGGCTCTGGGACCGATCGAGGAGCCGATCGGCGAACGGTCGTATGCAGGGCGCTGCAGCACGTTCGAATCGTTCCTGGAGTACGGTCCGGTGTTTGCGCTGGACCTGTCCCTTGGAAATCCTGTGGGCGACGTTGCCATCCAATATCCCCGCCTGGTTGATCTCGTCATGCTCGCCTGGCCTCAGAAATAAGAGCCGTTTTTCTTGATGATGCGGGCTTCTCTCGGCCGGCCGAGGAAGATGTACTCGTGTTCGGCCATGCCGTTCGCCTTGCCGGCATCCGGCAGAGCCTCTTTCCCCGTGTATTCGCCGGCGTGATAGAACCTCATGTACCGGGGACCCTGCCTCCAGGTTTTGATGAAGTCCTCGACCCTTGCCGTGATCTCCAATGCCTCCGTGTTCCTGTACGTCCCGGCCGGGTAAGCCGTGCACGTCGCCGTTCCGTACTGGTACTTCCCGTTCCGGAATGTGCGGGACATCTCCTTCTTGCTCATCTCCCGGACGACCGAGAACTCCTCGTAGCCGTGCAATCTCCGCAGGTAGTACTGATGGAACTCAAACTCCGCATCGAGGAGGTTGAACAGGGTCTCCCGCGGGAGTTTCGAGGCCTTGGAAACCCGCTCGGCATGCGTTCGTGCCAGGTTTCGTGCGGTCATTCCCTTGCTGCCGGAATGGTACGTTACGTTCAGCCCGAGTCGCTCCTCAGTCCATTGCTTGACCAGGCCCGCCGCCACGCTCTGCGAGGATCCGCTCCATTCGTTGAACCATCGCTGCAGGGCGGAAACGCCCTCTTTGCCGAACATGCGTTCGATGTACTGTTCGAATCGTTCCCGTACGATGAGAGGGATCGAGTCGGTTGCTTCCTGTTCCGATAGAGCCGTCACACCCCACTTCTTGAACTCCTCCAGATGCTTTCCAAATCCCGGGGGAACCAGCCTGTTCTCCAGGTCATAGCGATCGATCAGCGCCTGGCGTCGCTTCCAGAGGGTGTCCGTCAGGTCCTTGGCTTCCGCCTTGGCGAAGCCGGCCCGCTCGAACACCTTCTTCACTTCCGCCTTGTTCAGGTTGAGGAGTCCTTCCGCTCCCTCCCGCTCCAGCCAGACGTTTTTCCCGAAGACGGCATTGAAAACCGAGGCCGACTGCGGATTCATCCTCGCATCCCGCAGGGTCTTCACTTCATCAACAGCGGCTTCGTATGCCTTCGCGCCACCCCGGGCGCGATATTTGAAGCTCCCGCCGGCGTCGATCATGACGAGGCGCCCGTTTTTCCCGACCAGGACGTTGTCAAATTCCAGCCCGACCACGTCCCAATTTTTCGTGAGGACAGAGGCGTGGAAGATCCTCGCCATATCGTCGGGATGGACGATCATGTCGGCGGCCTTCATGGCCTTCAGATCCGTCCTCCACCGGCTCACCAGGGCCAGCTTCCCGTCCCAGTCCCGAAGGGCCAGCTCGGGCATCTCAACGCCAAGCATCTTGTAGACGGCATTGGCTGCAAATTCCGTCCGGGCCTGGTTTTCGTCCGTGTAAAACTTGACGTAGTAGCGCTGCTTGTCCGGGGCCTCGTACAGCCCGCCGGGATTCGATCCCTTCTGCTCCCCGACCTTCTTCCAGAGGCGGATGTCGTCGGCCGCTCCGGCCGCCGGCGCCGCCTTCTTTTGCACGGTTCTCCGGACGCGCCGGGCGACCTTGGCCGCCTCCTTGTCCCTGGCCTCGATCTCGCCGAGGAGCGCCTGGGCGATGTCCTCCGGTAGCCGTTCCAAGGCGCTTTCGAGGACCTTGTATTTCGCCTGGGCGGCCTTCCCGACGTTGTAGCCCCAGCCCTTGTCAATCCCGACGGGCTCGCCGGTCTTCGGATCGATGGGGGAGGGGGGAGCCTTTCCCAGCCCATCCTTTAACGCCCGGGCGTGATCCTGTTTCGTCGCCGCCAGGACCCGGCATTTGCAGCCCCAGCCGTTGGGAACGTAATGACTGTCCCACCAGGGATCGTCCGCCGGGAGGATGATGCCGTTCCAGGCCAGGTGCTGGGGCCGCGGCACCCGGCTGTCGCCGTGGCGGTATTCCAGGTAGCCGTAGAACTTCTTCACGTCCGGATCCTGGAGCTGCTCCCAGCGCCCCGCCGCATAGGACGTCCGGATGTTCGTGGAGTAGATCACCTCGCTCCGCCAGTTCCGGGACCCGTTGTAGGACCAGCCGTGCTTGGCGACGATCCCGTCGAAATCCTTCCGGAACATCTCCAGGGTCTTGCCCTGGGTGATGGCCTTCTCCACGGCACCCCGGAAGTCCGCCAGGAGATCCGCCTTGTAGGCCCCGGCGATCATGAACCCCTTCGCGTGTTGGTCCTTCCAGAGGTCCGTCCACTTCCGGGTCGGGATGTTCAGCTTGTTTTGAAAGAACGTTTCCTGCTCCCGGAAGGGCAGGTTCAGGGCTGCCAGAAGTCCCGGCGCGATGGCGTCTTCGGCGAATTCAGGGCTTTTTTTTTATCCCCGAGGGTCCCCGTCTCCGCCCCGACCTCGTATTGCCCGCTCACCTCCGCCAACATCAGCCCCCGGGACACGATGACGCCCAACTCGTCGGAGGGCATCTCGCCCCACAAATCGAGGATCCGGTCGCGGAGATCGTCCAGGGAGTCCGCCTCGTCCACCAGGCGCTTGAGAGGCACCATGTAGACGGCATCGGTCGTCTTCAGGGCCTGACGGGCCGTCCGGTCGGCGATATGATCGGCGGCGTCCTTTGTATCCGGATCTTCCGCGAACTCCCCGCCCTTGGGCACCGCCGGCGCCTTCGGCGGCGCGTTCACCAACTCCTCACCCTCTACGGGCGCCGGGATCCCGTAGGTCTCGTAAAAGTAGGCCGTTCCCACGGGGAGGCCGATGTCCACGACCAGGGTCTTGTCGATCTCGGACTGCTGCTTCAGGTTTGGCTTCGCCGCCGCATAGGTCTTGAGCTTCGGGTAAGCTGCCGTTCCGGGGAAGTTGAAGTCCACGATCCAGCGGACCAGGGTCTCATTCAGGCAGGCGTCCAGGAGATCCGCGTCGGCCTCGATCAGCTCCTGGCGGACGTTCTCCTGGGACTCCTCGTTGCCGAGTTTCCCGGGGGTCCCCTCCGTCGAGGCGGTCTGTCCCAGGACGGCCTTCGAGATCTGGCGGTCCATGTAGTTGCAGAGCTGCTCATGGGTCACCGTGCCAGCCCGGGAGGCCTCCAGGAACTCCACGTCCATCGTGTCGGGCATGGTGAGTCCTGTATCGTTCTGGATCGCCTCGATGGCATCCAGGAGCGCCTTCTTCTGCTCGGGACCCGTCCCCGCCGGGTACTTGCCCTTCACCGTGGGCATGCCGAACTTCTCCAGGAAGACGAGCCAGAACTTGACGCCGTGCTTCTTAAACCAGACGGGCCACCAGAGCTTTTGGCCAAGGCCCCGGCCGTAGGGGTTGTCGGAGTCGCCCCAGGTGAGGAACACGAACTTCCGCTCCGGAAGGGACTCTCCGTCCACCATGTTGTCGGTCGTAAGGAGGCGCGGCTCCCGCTCGGGTGTGAAAACGAACCGCCGGGGATGCTTGCCCAGGATCTTCCGGATGACGATCGACGCATCCTTCGGCTCCCAGAGGGTTTCGAAGCTGTAGAAACCGTAGAGGACCGCCTTCAGGATCTCCTGGCGGGCCTGGTCGAAGTTGCAGTCCTCCAGGACCTGCGAAACAAAATCGGCGACAACCTGCTCCTGGGACGTGGCGGCCGGCCGGCCCTGTTTCCGGGCGGATTTGGCCGGGATGACGTCCCATTCCTTCCCCACAACGGCGAGGATCCGCTGCTGCAGCACGCTTCCCGCATGGGCGTCCCGGTCCACCTCGTCGTAGAGCTTGAGGCCCTTTCCGGCTGCCTCGGTACGGAGGACCGGGTCCGGATTCTCCAGGCGCTTCAGCCAGCCGGCGAAGATGTCGATGTCCTTCTCGATGGTGGCGACTTCGTCGGTGACAACGGGCGGGCGTTTCGTCTCTTCGGCCATGTCACTGCCTCATGTAGTTTGCCATGCTGGTCCCGGCGGTCGTGCGCCGGACGCCGGTGGACTCGAACTCGATGTCCCCGCCCCATTCGGTGTGGACGGCATGCCAGGCCATCGCCCCCGCGATGCCGGAGTCCCCGTGGCGCTGCTTTTTGTCCTGGCCCTTAGTCTTCGTCTCCGGCAGCTTCGCCACGCCCCGGACCACCTTGAAGGCCCGGTGGTCCTCGATGACGTCGGCGTCCTTCGCCAGGAGGATGGCCCGGTCTTCAAAGGCCGCCTTGTAACGGGGCATGTTCTCCCGGTACCAGGGCTCCGTCAGCATGACCTGGGCGATCCGGGAGGCGCCGTAGCGCTGCATGGCCCGTTCGGCCAGGTACTGGCCGTTCCCCCGGGCATCGAAGGCGCCGTAGCGGAACCGCGGGAGGCGGTCGCAGATGTAGTAGAGGATCTGTTCCTGCTGCTGGAACGGCATGTTCCGGAGCTCCAGGTGGAAGACGGCCCTCCAGTTGGCGTTCTGTTGTTCCTCCAGAGGAATGAAGACGGACAGGTCGCCGGTCCGGCCGAAGTCCTCGCCCACCACGGAATTGCACTCCCACCGCAGGGGTTTCAGGAGGGGAAGCAGGGTCTCCTCGCACCAGTCCCGGACCTCGGCATAGCGGAGGTGGTCCGCCAGCTCGGCGAAGGATTTCGGCTGCTCGTACCGGATCACCGGGATCTCTTCGGACAGGCAGGTCTCAATGAGGGCGCGGGTCAGGAAGGTGCCGCTCCCCTGGCTGGGGACGCAGAACAGCTCCTCCTCGGCATCCTCGCCGTAGAAGTCGATCACCTCCTGGCGCCAGGTCGCCTCGGCCTCGGGACTCCAGGGCCGCCCCAGGACCTCGCAGATCCGGCGATAAAGCCCGTCCGCCAGGGCCTCGTCGAAATCCACCCGGTGGAGGCTGTAAGGCTTCCGGCCGGACCGGATGTCCTGGACCAGGCCGTTGAAGGGGTTGTCGTCGCCGTTGTGGGTGGAGATGATCCGGACCTCGCCGCCCCAGATGAGAAGCGCCAGGGCTGCCTTCAGGAGCCCCGCCAGGTCGTCGTGGAAGGCCGCCTCGTCGATGATCACCCGGCCCTGCTTCCCGCGAAGGTTCGAGGGCCGGCTGGAAAGCGCCGTGATCCGCCAGCCCGACTGGAAGGTGATCCGGAAGGCCAGGATCTTCTTCTCCTGGACGACGCCTTCGTACTCCTCCTGGTCGACCTCTTCGTATTCCTCCATCCCGGAGGCGGCCAGGTTGTAGGCCCTGGCCCAATTTGCGCAGTCGTTGATGAACTCCAGGGCCATGTCCTTCGTGTAGCCGATGTACCAGACGTTCCGTTTCTCCCCCTTGCCCCGTTCGGAGGCGTACAGGGTGGAGTCCGCCGCCTCGCCCCAGGAGATCCCGATCCGGCGGGACTTCTCCATGACCTTGACGGGGGCGCGATCGGCCGCCCAGCGCCCCTGGTAGGGAAGGAGGATTCCCATCCCCTGCCGGGCCTGGTCGAAATCGTTCTGGAGGGTGCCCACTGTCATACGATCCCCAGAATCCGCCGGCGGATCTCCTCGGCCTTCTCTTCCGAGAGCCCGCCCTGCTTGGCCGTCTGGACCACTTCATCTGCGGCGGCCCGGGCCTTGGACCGGACTTCCGCCATCCACTTCTTCTGATCCACGGAGGTCTTGTTCAGCTTGGCCACGGCCACGGTCAGCTTGTTGAAGTCGATGCTTTCCGGATCCAAGGACTGCATCTCCACCAGGACCTGGAAGGCCTTCTCCTGGCAGAGGCGGGTCAGGGCGTCGCCCATGACGCCCTCTTCGTCCCCCACGGCCTCGGTGATGGCCCGGGCCTGCTCCGTGGCGATCCGGAGGGCCGAGAGCTTCTCCTCGAACTCCTGGCCGTAGCGGTGGATCGCCGAACGGGAGATCTCGAAGCCCTGCTCCCCCAGCCAATCGGCCAGGGAGGTGTAGTCGGCAAAGCCGCCGCCGATCAGGCGCCGGTCCAGCTCGGCCTTCACCTCCGGGGGCAGTTTCGTGATCTTCGATCGCGCCGGCATGCTCACCACCACTTTTTCGGCCGGGCGATGCCGGGATCGCATTCCACGGTGTACTCGACGACATCAACGCCGTCCCGGGTCAGCTCCGCGGTCCAGCCGTGGCAGGTGTCCTTTCCCTTGATCTCCAGGAGTCTCCGGTGGTCCAGGTAGTCGAGCTCCCGGCGGATATCGAGGAGGGTCACGTCCCGGATCACTTCCTGGACCGTAGACAGGATCAGCCGCTCGTTGGCGCCGATGGGCCGGGCCGCGTCGAGGGTCGCCAGGATCAGCCAGCGGGTGCTCTCGCGCTGCACCTTCTTCAGGTCGATTTCACTCATCGGATCCTCTCATTGCTCGAAGCTCGTCGATCTTCTCCGCCAGCCGGTCCAGCTTGGCGTTGATGGTCACCTGCTGCCGGATGTCGTCCTCCTTCCGCACGTACTGAAGCGGCAGCTCCGCCTTCAGCTCCAGGAAGGACCGTTCCAGCCGGGCATAGTCCTTGGCGGTCTCTCCCGCGCCGGTGAAGCGTTTGTCGGTCTCCTCCTGGTTTCGGTTCATCCATGCCTTCACGACTCCCAGAAGGATCAGGCTCCAGGCCGCCACAAGGCCCGCCAGGAACAGGAAGAGCGGCCACTGCTCACCCATGCCGGCGCCCCCTTTCCCGGCTCCGCTGGCAGTCGACACACAGGGTTGCCTCGGGGACCGCCTCCAGCCGCTCCGGCTCGATCTCCTCGCCGCACCGCCGGCACAGCCTCCGGCCCGGTCCCGCCCCTTGCGGATGCGGGCCGGGCCTTTGGCACTCTTCAAGGAGGGTATTCGGCCGTCCGGCGAAGTGGGCCTTCAGGGCCTGCTGCCGGTACATTTCGTCGTGCTGTTGGGCTAGGTCGATGTCGTCCATGATCGTTCTCAGTCCGGGATAAACCGGCCGTAGACGTCGTAAATGCCCCGGGAATCCAGCCAGCGGTTCACGTCGGCCGGGTCGGGGTGCTTCAGGTTGTATTCGGGGTCCACCAGGGAGAGGTAGCCGGCCCGGTCGGAGCAGATGTTGACCCAGGGGAGTTGGATCCAGTCCAGGTGCAGGGCCTGGCCGACGATCGCCACGGGGTCGTACAGGCGGCGGTACCAGGGAAGCTCAAGATCCGCTTCGATGGCATGAAGGATCCGCAGCCGCTCTTCGTTGCTCCACCGGGGATTGGTCCAGAACTTCAAGCGGTGGGCGCCCTGGAGATAATCAGAGAGGGGAACCGTCTTAAACGTCGCATCCTGGGAGGCCAGAACGCCGGGCGCCTTGAGCCACATGACGTGGTTGTAGCTCCAGGCCTGGTGGACCTTGATGGCTGTCCCGATCCAGGAACAGAGGGCATCCGAGAAGACAATCATCGGGAACGTCTGGATCTCCAGGATGTCTTCAATGGTCAGAACACGGTTCGGGTCCTTCATAATTCACCCCCCCGTCAGGTCAGCTCAAAATGGACGTAGTCGGGCTTCCGGAAGCGGCCGCCCCATTTGAGGCCGACGGATTCTCCAATCCGGCCGGCTTCCACGTAATCAGGGATGTCATTGTCGTTGACGTCGGCCTTGAGATCCCAACTGGGCTGCCGGTCCTTCTCGATGGCGATATCGAAGGCCCGGGCCTTGTCGTTGTCCGGGTTCCCGTCGTCCAGGTCTACGATGTGCTTTGAAGCCAGGGTCCAGGTGACCTTCTTCCGGTTCTCGAATAATTTAATGGGGAGCAGCCCAGCCAACTTCCTGAGCAAGTTCGTTTTGGGCAGTGCTTCACGGCCCTGGGCATACAGGGCGATCTGTTCCTTGACCGTCCTGGCCGTGCAGGTGAGGCGGTAGGGGATTCCCGCCGCCCTCATCCGCTCGTCGAAGAGCCGGAACTTTGCCTGCAGGGCCGGAGTCAGGTCTTCAGGATTGCGGCTGGCCATCGTCCCTCCGGTGCTTGTGGTTCAGGATCAGGTACGTCAGGATGGTTCCCGCGTCCTCCAGCTCGGCCAGCACCTGCTCCCGGGTGTAGACCGCGGATCCGGCAAAGTGATCCCGGGCAATGCGGGCGCTGAGTCGAGCCTGGTAGAGCATGTTGATCGTGTCGTCGTCGGCCATGTGTAGAAAACAAAAAAGCCCGGCCCCGGAGACGTTGTCTCCGGAACCGGGCTTCGTGAGCCTCTCTCCGCCACCGAATCAATCAGGCGGCTGCGCAATTATAGGCGGTCTGACCGCTCGAAAATGTGATTGTAATTTTACGATATTGTTGTCATAAGTCAAGCGGTTTTTTGTTTACAAAATAACAATATCTCATCCATCTGAAAGATAACAATGATTCATAATATTCAAGTCTTGCGTGGGGTGGCCGCTTTGGCCGTTGTTTACTACCACACAGGATTTTTGCTTTATAAAAATGTTCATACAGATTTTCAAGGTGTAAGTATTTTCTTTGTTATTAGCGGATTTATAATGACATATATTACCCAAGATGCAGATAATAAATTCCTTATACGTCGAATAATAAGAATCGTTCCTTTGTATTGGATTATAACTGCAGTTGCGTTTCTCTGCTTTAGCCTTCTGTTTCCAACCATGGGGCATTTTTTACACAATCGTGATTCACTGAATGAAGCGGGTTTCATCAATCTTTTGGTAGGCAACGCAGGGGCATTCTCATCACACTTTTTAGTTTTATTAAAGAGCTTTTTCTTCATTCCTTACCAGAATGAGGCAGGGAATTTACATCCTTATTTAGAAGTCGGATGGACTCTGAATCTTGAAATGCTTTTTTATTTAATCATAGGAGTTATGTTGCTTTTTAAAACAAAGAGGGCAACAATACTAGCATGCTTCGTACTCATTGGAATAAAGGTTCTTGATTTTTCATTAACTCATAGTAGCAAGGTTCTTGATTTTTATAGCCACGGTTATACAACTTTCTTCATTCTTGGTGTTTTCTCGTATTACGCTTGGTTGATACTTGGTAGAATTCATTTTCTAAGAAAAAAACTTGTCCTTTTTCCTATTGGTTTTGTTGTACTGTGTGCATATTTGGCTATAAATACATTCGGGTGTCATCGTTATTATTCGTCGTACATAATTCCATTCAGTGTCATTTTGATGGCATTACTTTTACACTCATCTGGCTTACGATACGCTTGGAAGCCATCAATAATTTTAGGCGATGCCTCTTACGCCTTATACCTTACTCATACCGTATGGATAGGAATACAACAACCTCTCTCAATTAAGATGATACCTATCCTGAAGACAGACACAATAATTGGAATGTTTGTTGCGCTCATCATGTCATGTATTATTGCTATATTTGTTCATTATAAAATCGAGAAACCGACTATCAGAATGCTTCAAAGAAGATTCATTACAAGGAGTTCGAGTGTATAATCCTGAGTAGATTTGTTGTTCTCTTCTTATAAATATTAATAATTTAGATATCTAATTAATGCATAGTTTCAAACCAGTCGAAGATAACAGCCGCATTTCGGGCATTTGATCTCTAGACTCTTCACCTCGCCCTTCAAAAGCAGACGTCGGCAGCGAGGACAGCGGATTTCAGGGAGAACCGCGAGTCCTTTGCTTACCCTTAGGCAGTTACCAATTTTCGGTAGAGAATTCACCCTGCTCTTCATGATCACCCGCCCAAGGACGCGAGCAGTCCTTTGACCCGCCGCTTGTTTTCCTCGATCTGTTCATCTGTGAGCGCAATCACAGGCATGTCCAAGCCGATGGACGGAAGCTCCACCCGTTGTTCGGAGACGTGGTCGTTGTTCTTCCGACCACCTCCCGCCCTCTGTATCTCCTCCTGGTGTTTCAGCCCCTTTTCAGTTGATCGCCCAGCCTCCCGAGCCTCCCGTTCGGCGATCGTGATCATGATCTTCTTCAGATAGTTGTGGTTCTCTAGGGGGTCGTCAAAGTGGCGGTGGACGATAATATTCAGAGACTCGGCGATACCCTGAGTGCTGATCCGGTACGTCCGGCGATTATATAAGAAGGCTTCTGCCTGGAAGAGGTTCTTCAGTTCTTCCTGCAGGACCCGGATCTTCTTCATCCTGGATCGCATGGGCCGGATGCCGAAAAGCTCTGTGTAGGCCCAGACCAGGTGGGTGTGCTTGCCGAAGACGGTCTGCATCTTGATGATGGCCAGGAGATCTTCCTCCAGCCGGATCTCCAGGTAGTCATATTCCCTGGAACAGTGGGGACACCGAAATTTCATCGTTTCAGCTCGTACTCAAATTTCTCGCCGGGTTTCCGTGTGGCGCCGATCAGGAAGAGGCGCTCGTCGGGCCATTTCTCAACGGCATCGCGGTCCAGGCTCTTGACGGTCTTGATCACGTCCGTGAGGCCCAACTCCTCGCACTTGGCCAGGGCGGTCTTGGGGATGGTCACCTTGTCGCCGGCCTCCCGGATCAGGGTGCCGTTGACTAGGCGAACGACGTCCGTCCCGTCGAAGAGGACCGTCTTGTTCGCCTTCATGAGACCCTGGAGGGCTTTCCCGTCCCGTTCCACTGTGGCCTTCATCGGGGCCATCATCCCTTCGTAATGAGCCTTCAGGCGTTCGAGCTCCTCATTAAATTGTTCCGTCAGCAGGTCGATGCCCGTCTGTGAGACGGCGATGGCCAGCAGCAACTCCTCGGCCTCGCTCTTGACCTTGTCGATCGGTTCAGGCTGCTTCTTCACGCTTCCCCTCCATGCCCAGCTTGATCTGCCCCAGGTAATTGGGGAGAGAGATTTTCTTGATCCGGGCGTTCCTGGACAGGATGGACAATGCCCGCCGTTCCCCCCGGCGGAGGTAGTCTGTCAGCTCGCTTCCTGCCGCGGCCAGGTAGTACCCGCCGCCGCTCTGGGAAGACACGGAGCAGATGGGCACCCCTTCTTCTCGCAGGATTGTCACGAGATGGCGCAGATCCCGGGTGTCGTTGATCTTGTGGTTCCAGGGACGGCCGAAGACCGCCTCGTATAGTTCCGCCATGCCCACAGCATTGTGGGCGCCGATATGCTCCGTCAGTTTCCCCAGGAGCCGCATCCGATTGTCCGGGCTGTTGATGATGTTTTCCGTCATGATGAAACCTCCCTTTCCGGTCAGGTTGTCGCCGATTCTGTTTCCTTGATCTTCCCCAGGACAGCCAGAAGCCTCTCCAATTTGCCGGCATCCCGGCACCAGGCAAGCTGGCCGGTCCCGCAGATCCGTTCCGCCAGGCCCACCAGGCGCTTCTCCCCGTTCCGGATCTCGCCGGCCAGCTCCAGGCATCGGGACCTCAGGGCCTCGATGTGCTCCGCCCTGCCGGCGGGACGCCGCGTCTTGACGGGTTTCCAGCCATAATGCTTCAGGAGCTTCACCAGGTCTTCCAGTTGCGGGAGCGTGAGATCCGCCGCCGTGGAAACCTTGAACGCCCGGAGGATCATCTCGTACTCGCCTTCGTTGAGCCCCATCTCCTTTCGGGCGATGTGGATCTTGGCCAGGAGCCCCCGGCGCTGCTTCGCCTGGGCGTCCGACCGGATGGGCGGTGGTCCTTTCCGTTCGTGAATAGGGAAGGGAAAGGTCGTCCCGGGGATCGTTGCGGCATTCATTCCATGACCTCCAGACGGAAACGGTTCGTGTCGATGATCCGGTACAGAGGCTGCTGTCCATTACCGGAGGGGTGGGGACGGAAACCTTCCTGCCTCAAATACCCCTCTTCACAGAGGCGGCAGATAATCCTTTGGATGTAGTTCTTTCTTGCTCCGCTGATACGCTCGATGTCCGTCACAGCGAAGGGCTCATGGAAGCTGATCATCCGCATGGCCTTGAGGACTTTGCCGCGAAGCACCGAAGGCCTCCTCCCGAATGTTTTGGAAGACACGTAGCGGTAGCGTGCAACAGGTTGTCGCCGAATTCGTTTGTCCCGAACAGGGACCAGTTCGCCCCGGATATGGAATTCCCGAAGCGCACTCTGGACCTTTCCTCTTTCAAGTCCGGGGGGAATGTTCAGGCTGTCGCATATCTGCCGGCATGTGAAAGCCTCATTGTGGTCTTTCATCCACTCCCGAATGCGCCGGGTCAGGCCGGTTTTAGGCGTTCCGGAGGACATCTTTCACCAGCTCCAGGGTGCATTCATCGAGACCCGAGGCCTTCAGCGCCCGCTCGACGCCGATGGCCGCCGTCAGGACCGGCCGCCAGTCGCCCCGGCCGTGCTTATGGATCAGGGCCGCCACGTCGGGTGTCAGTTTCAGATCCAGGCAGCGTTTGAAGAAGAAGGCCACGTCCTGCTGGGTCACCGGGGTGAACTCCATCCGCCGGCGGATCCGGCTGGCCAGGCGCCGGCGGGACTCGATCTTCCCCTTCAGCTCGTCCTCGCCGATCAGGACCAGGGGGCAGGCGTACCGCTCATTCAGGTTCCGGAGCATCTCCAGGATGGTCATGGGCAGGAGATCCGCCTCGTCGATGAAGATCAGGCGGCGTTCCTTGGCCATCTCCTCGCCGATGACGGCCAGGCAGGCCTCGGATCGGACCGGCCGGACCTTTCCCAGCTCGAAGGCGATCTCCCGGAGGATCATCGCCGGGGTCCGGGTGTTCAAGGGCGGGATGTAGACCGCGCTGGAATGGACGGCGTAGTGTTTGGCCGCCTCCGTCTTCCCGCGCCCCGCCGGACCGGTGACCATCGCCAGGGACGGACCCGCCAGGGAGGAGGGATCCTCCATCTCCTGGCAGAGGGACCGGAACTTGTTGACGTTCGCTGTGTCGATAAATTCGTTTTTCATTCAGCCTCCATAAGATACGTAAGAGTCCCAATAGTCCCGCTGTCCTTCCGAGAGTCCCGCCATGTAGCGGGTTCGGAAGGCCTCGTCCTCCTCCGCCAGGGTGCCCCCCGCCTGGAGGAAGTTCATGATCCATTCGAATCGGCTGAAGTCGTCCAGGAAGTAGGTCGGACGGCCCGGCAGGGGTTTCGATGCCTTTGCCGGCAAGGGGATCCCCTGTTCCATCCGCTCGACCGCCCGGTCCAGCTCTTCCTGGCTCAAAGGCCGGTGGAATTCCTTCTGCTCGATGGCCCGGCGCTTCCGGTCCTCGCCGATGATCGCCGCCGCCCGTTCCATCTCGGGGACCTTGGAGTATTCCCGGAAATCCGGGGCCAGGGAGGAGATCCGCTTGAACTCCTCGGCGAAGCGTTTCCGCCGCTCCCGTTTCTCGGCGATCTTCCGGGCCGCCAGGTCCATGTCCTTCATGCTGGACCGCTCCACCGGGACGGCGGTGCAGAGGTACCGGCCGCCCCGGAAGACGTGGAGCTCGTCCATCGTCATGGGGTTGTAACGCAGGTCGACCTTCTCCTTGTGGAGCTCCAGGAGGGCGTCATGTTCGTAGAAATCGTTGTCGAAGGCGATCCGGCCCATGTGGACGGTCCGGCTGCCCCGGGCCAGGAAGATCAGGTCCGCCGCCTCGGCGGAGATCATCCGGGGCCGCCATCCCTCTTCGTAGCAGGCCTTCAGGCAGTCGTAGGGAGTGGCCTCTTTAGGCCGCGGCTTCCAGGACCATTCCCGGAGGACGCCTCGGTGGGTCTTCTTCCGGTTGTAGTGGTCGCAGGCCTTGTACAGCGCCAGGGCGAATTCCCGGGCGGTCAGGAGTTTCCCCGCCTTGGCCAGGGCCAGGGCTTCCTGGTGATCGATGTCCTGGGCATGAATGTCGTCGGTGAGGCGTTTCGTGTGCCCGGGGAGGGCGAGACGGCTGGCCATGATCGTCTCCAGGTTGTCGAAGGTCTTCTCGATCATCTTGGCCTTGGCGTTCTTGACGACGGCTTTCCGGTGGGTCCCTGGGAGGATGATGTTCGGGGCGATGTCCTCCCCGTCCAGGTCCAGGACGTCCATCATGACCTCGGAGGTGCGTTCCCATTCCATCCCCAGGGAGCGGAGGTTCGCCAGGATCCCGGTCAAAAACTTCGAGCACTCGGGCTTGCCGTTGTCGGTGTAGACGCTGGTGAAGGCGCCGTAGCAGGCGACGCCGATCCGGAGGGCCAGGCCGATCAGCCAGGCATCATACCGGCGGTCGACCGCGGCGCCATAGATGGTCCGGGTACGGAGATCCTGCCAGAGGTAACCTTCAGGCCGGTAGACCTCGCCGGTCTCTTCGTCCACCACCCAGCGGTCGAAACGGTGCTGGTCGCCGACGATGATTTCGAAGGGGGCCAAGTCCGAATAATCCCGGAGGACCGGGGGCAGGACATTGTCAAGAGCCCGGAGGCCGCCCTTCTGCATGGCCTCCATGAGGGGATTCCAGCGCTTCTCGAACCACCAGTTGGCGGACTCATACCCGCCGATACGCCAGCCCCGCCGTGTTGCCTCCACAACCAGGATATCGTATAGGTCCCGGCGCTTCATGGCCCTGTGCTCCCGCTTCGCGCAGAGGGAGATCCAGAAGTCCACCGCTTCTGGGGACCATTTCCGGGGCTGGTCCTTCGATGATTTCCGGTGGCAGATGCCGGCGATGCCCCGCTGGTCGTACTTCTTCATCCAGCGATAGATGGCCTGCCAGGTGACGCCATGCTTGAAGGCGACGGCCTCGATCCATTTCCGCTTACCCTTCGTCCAGATCCGCGGGACCGTCTCCGCCTCCCGGAGGATGGACATGATCCGCCGGACCCGGGGATCCTGCAGATCCTGTTCGCTGATTGCCGTCTCGGGGGTCCAGGAAGGGCGCTTCTCAGCGATGGCCTCGGAAAAAGTGGGGATCATCATCTGGCCCCCGGCAATGGAGGTTAGGGCTTGCGAAGCCGCCGCTGGCGTCAGGGCGGGAAGCATCTCGGCGATCCGGCCGAAGGATGCCGGTTTATTAACCTTACTATTATGGGGGACGGGGACGGCGGCCGGAACTTGCCGGGAGGTTTTCGGCCCAGCCGCAACGCTGTCCCCGGCCTTGTGTTCAACGGAAGGTGTCAGGGTAGCCTGAACCAGGGCTTCCTGGATATCGGACGGAAGGGAGGGAAGGGGATACTTTTTCGTCTTGCCGTTTTCGGCGGTGGCCCATGCCTCTTTAGCCGCCCGCTTGTTGATGGCTCGTTTCGTGATTCCCATCGCCGCGGCGATTTCGATGGCAGTGTATGTCCCAACAGCGGTCATTCCATCACCTCGACAGGATTTGAACAACTGCCGGAGAGAAATACAGGACGGCCAGGATGATTATTGCCCAACAAGCGCTCTCGAAGCCGGGGCTTTCGAAAAATCGGTCCATCCAGTCCAACGTTTCATCTCTCAGAGTTTCCGGTTTCATCTCATCCCTCCATCTCTTTGAGGAACAGCAGCCGCTTCCGCTTTTCATTCTGCTTCCGGGCGATTTCTTCCTCGATCCGTTGGATCTCCGCCCGGAGCGCTTCCGGACCGGGGAGAACGAATGCGCCGATCAGGCTGCCAAGCATCTTCAGGGGTTCATTCGTACCGACGGCCTCGCAGAAGGCCGGAAGAAAGATGGCCGGAAAACGGTGCTGCTCCTTTGATTCCGCAGTCCAGCTATCCAGCATGGTTTTTGTGATATCGGTGCCTGTCAGTTCGGACATTCGGGCTGTGACCTGGTAACGCGACAAGGGGGTCTTCCTGAGTGCCTCGCTGATCGCTTCGCGGAACGGTCTGTCTATATTGAAGCTGCCGATGGGAATGGATGCGGGCTTGTCATTCTGGAGGTTCCGAATGACCTCGAAGAGGGAAAGCTGCCGGTTGTCGATTCTTTTCCCCTTTTTTGTCATTGACTTACCCAGCTTGTTAGCTTAGATATACGCCAAAAGAATAAAGCATCCCGAATGCTCACGGCTCAGGCCGCCAAACCGGCCTTGCTCGTCTTTCTCTTCGGCGCCCGGAGGTAGTATTCCGGGAAGACCAGACGCACATCCTCACCGATTGCCGCGGCGATACCGCGCATGATTCGGTCACTAACCCGGTGACCGTTTATAACGTCAGAAACGGAGATGTCTTTCACGCCAAGATCGACGGCGATCTGGTGCTGGGTGATGCCTCTTCTCTTCAGGGCAAACTGTCGATCCAGGGGTTTCATGGTCATTCTCCATTCTGGGGTTCCCCGTTCCGGGCTTTCCTCCCGGAAGGGGCATTGTCTATTTTCGGTCGGCTTATGGATAAGGCTTATAAACCGAGATTATCGCCTAGTCAAGCGAATTTCTCGGTTCCCGATTATTTGCAGCGATACATGGCGGTCATCGATAATATCTACTTAATATTTAAGAGCTAATCTCTGATCGGGAACCGGTTCCCGATCTAGTTCCCGGTCACTTTCGTCATCGGGAACCAGAAAAATGAGCGAGTGATGCTGGAAAGTTTAACCGATAAAATCGCCTGGGCGATAAAAACGATTAAAGATGACCGGGATCTCGATAAGGGTATTACAGACATTGATCTTGCTAAAGTTCTTGGGACGAATAAAGACACCCTAGCGGGATATCGACGAGGAAAGGGTCTTCTTAAGGGTGAGGTGATCGAGCGTCTTGTTGCACACTATCAGTTTAATCCACTTTGGCTTTTTAAAGGTGATGGTGAGCCTTTCCCGGGAGCCCGCGCAAAATACCCGGAGGTCTGTGGCACTGAATCAACCATAAAGGCACCAACTGCCCCGGACCTTCCGTCTGATGACTTCGTCTTCATCCGCCAAGTCCGGGGCAAGATCAGCGCCGGCGGAGGCCTTTCTCCCGACAACGCGGTGGACCTTATGCTTGCCTTCCGGAAGGATTGGATCAAGCGCAAGGGCAAGCCAGAGAATATGTCCCTGATCAAGGTCCAGGGCGACAGTATGGAGCCCACACTATTCTCCGGCGATCTTGTCCTGGTGGACCACAGCAAGACCTCCATTGCGCCACAGGGAGGCATCTATGCGATCTCCATCAATCACGAAATTATGATCAAGCGCGTCCAGATCCTCTTCCTTGAAGGCCGGCTCCGTATCATCAGCGATAATAAGCAGTACGAACCAATCGACGCACCTGTAGATCAAGTACGCGTCAATGGTAAAGTGATTTGGTATGGGAGAGATTTAGAGCGGTAGTTAAGGATTCCACATGATTGCCTGTAGGGGAGGGGGACGGAGGCGAAAATGTCGAAACCAACTGCTCCGTATTATTACAAAGATGGAAGTGACACGTATCACTGGGAAACATCATGTTCGAAAAACAACTATCCGGCACCAGGATGGCAGAAAGTGTATACGGTGCCTTCAGGAAAAGAACAGTGTAACGAATGTAAATCAAAATAACCCATAAAACCCCCTCCCCTCTTTATTTACTATATAATCAACATGTATTCAAAGGTAATTTTGCATGGGAGGGATTTGAAATGATAAGTATCTAAAGGAGAAGCATTTATCATGTCGCCACCAACTTCTGAACGAAATGAATTATTTTACAAAGGTTTTATTATAGTAGCATATCCGTTGAAGCTAGCGGATACAGGCTATTGGACTCATGATATAACAATTGAACGTCATACAGGCCAAGGAGTGTCAATGCGAAATTTCGGTACAACAAAGTCATTTCCTACAGAAGATAATGCTATTGTGCATTGTTTCGAATTAGGCAGAATGATTATTGATGGCGAAATAAAACATTGCTCAGTAATGGATCTGTGAAATAAATGAATACACTATATTATGGTGATAATCTAGATATTCTTAAGAAGTATATTCCTGATGAATCAGTTGACTTGATATATCTCGATCCGCCCTTTAATTCAAAGGCCGATTACAATATCCTCTATCGAGAACCCACAGGCGAAAAATCATCTGCTCAGATCACCGCATTCGAAGACACTTGGCACTGGACAGAGGAGGCCCAAAGGGTTTTTCAGGAGATTATTGAAACGGCTCCTGTTAATGTTGTTGAAATGATGAAAGCCCTGAAGGGCTTTATTGGAATGAACGATATGATGGCCTACCTGACCATGATGTGCATCCGCCTCATAGAACTTCGCAGAGTTCTAAAAGATACTGGTTCTCTTTATCTGCATTGTGACCCAACTGCAAGTCATTATTTAAAAATTCTATTGGATGCAATTATGGGGAAACAATATTTTCGTAATGAAATAACATGGAAACGCTCAAGCGCTCATAATGATCCCTCAAGTCGATTCGGACGAATATCAGATATTATATTTTTTTATACGAAAACGAAGAAAAACACTTTTAATAGATTATATACTCCATATACTGAAAAATATATATCTAGTGAATGGGTAAAGCTTCCAAGTGGCAGATATTATAAAGCAGAAAATATGTTAGATCCACAAAATCGAATGGAACTTTATGACTTTATGGGAACATCAGCTCGATGGAGAACGGGTCCCGATAAAATGCTGGCTTTATGGAATATGCCTCAAACAGAAGTTCCTGGAAGTCACGGTCGTATTAAGTTGGGGAGAAATGGAAAACCAACAAAGCGGTGTCGAATTGTATTTCTTGACGAAATGCCAGGAGTACCGCTGCAGGATTTTTGGGACGACATCTCCTATATACCTGGAGGAGCAGACGAACGTTTAGGATATCCGACGCAGAAACCAGAGGCTTTGCTTGAAAGAATTATTGAAGCAAGTTCAAATGATGGGGATATTGTTCTTGATCCATTCTGTGGCTGTGGTACGGCAGTATCAGCTGCACAAAAGCTCAGACGCAAATGGGTTGGAATTGATGTAACACACCTCTCTATTAATCTCATTAAAGGTCGTCTAAAATATGCGTTTGGAATTGAACCCGGGCGTGATTATAAAGTAGTTGGGGAACCACAGGATCTTAATGGATCGCGACAGCTTGCGACTCAAAATAGGTACCAATTTCAGTGGTGGGCGTTATCTCTAATCGATGCAAGGCCTTATGGAGATCGGAAAAAAGGAGCCGATACTGGCATAGATGGTTTTATTTACTTCAGCGATGAGAAGAATGAATACAAGAAGGCAATTGTACAGGTAAAAAGTGGTTCTATATCCGTCAAAGATATACGTGATCTTGGCCATGTTATAGATCGAGAGAAAGCTGAAATTGGCATCTTCCTCACACTGGATAACCCAACACGAAACATGACGACAGAAGCCATTGGAAAAGGATCATACAGGTCAGCGACTTGGAATCAAGATTTTCCTAGGATCCAGATTTTGACTATCGGAGAGCTTTTGGCGGGGAAAAAACCAAGAATTCCTGCGACACTGCCTTCACATAAAAAGGCCAGGGTCATTGGCCATGAACAAGAAACTTTTCAATATTAATTTTACGAAAGAAGATTAAATAATGCCAGAAACAACAAATATAGCAAAAATGGCAGAAAAGTTATCAATAGAACTATTTGATGTATTCTTTTGGAAACAGGTAGGTCCACATAATCATAGTTGGTCATGTGAGGAGAGAGAGTTGCACAGTTCGAAAACTCACCCATCAGATGTTGTCTTTTATTACGATGAACCATACTCACCCGAGAGAGCATACATTAATTGCGACTTGAAGAGTTATGGAACGGGATCGATTAACACAAATAGCGTTAAATCAGCTATCGAAAGCCTAGCTCGTGCATTAACTTGTGCTGAGAAGAGCGAAGAATGGCGAACCAATTACATTCATAATCATGTTTCTGCAAAGATATATGGCCTTCTCTTCGTTTATAATCATGATGGCGAATATGATAAGGATTTTAATAAACACTTGGATGCTATTCAGCATGAGAAACTTAATATACCCAAAAAATCAAAGATTGTTGTTCTTGGTCCCAAGGAAATTTTTTGGCTCAACAATGTTCGCAATGAGATAGTGCAAATGCGCGGAACAAAAGAATTACCAGACAGTGAATATTGTAAATATTTCTACCCTCATCTTACTCTCAAAAAGAAGATTCATTTTGATCAAGCAAAAGCGGCGACATTAGAAATGCTGACTGCTCCATGGATCATTCTTTCCTATAACAATCCAAAGATTCAAAACCACAAAGGCTTTATAATTTTCTATAAGCGGCGGGGGGATAGCACTGAAGAGTTTCTTTATCTTATTGATTATCTAATGTACTATCAAATATTGGATGAGGGCACCGATATACAAATCAAATCTTTAGATCCGCACCCCAGTTCGGCAGCGCATTTCAATAAAGCAATTGACCAATACATAGACGAGATTCATGGAACAGAGGAAACCATAAAAATACTTACTTCAATTAAGTATTCACAGATTAATCAGGTTCAAACAAAATTTTCTGCAATCGAAATAGGTATGGAAAATGTCTGATAAAAAGCATATTTATTACGCTACGGACAAAGAAATTTATGATGTGCTTATGTCTTCAAAGCAGCGCATCACAGAATCAATCTTGCTAGAAATCGCAAAAGATAGAGGAATATTATATTCTCCTTTAGATGCGCGCGAGACCCTCGCGAGGAGTATCTCATGTTTGTTGCATGATTATTACGATCTAACATATATTCTTGATCAGCGTGGGCAATCTAATAGAGTTGAGAAATCTACATCTATAATTCTTAAAGCGAAGCTTACCATTGATGACCTTAGAGAGGTGTCAGATGAGTACAAAGAACATGTTCAAAGTGAAGAGACCATTATAAATAATCAGCACGGTCCTAATAAATATAATTTGTTAGTGAAGTATTCAGAACTAGACTATTCAAAAACTCGCTTAGTGCAACGGCGCGAAAAAGAAGCCAACATTGAATTCATAATTCAAGATGATCAGGTTATCGTAAGGATGCCGGCAAATGAAAAAGCGAAAGAGGTGGTCAATAACATAAAAAATAGGCTTGATTCTATAATAAAAACTGATATACCTACTGACAAGATAGAATTAACAGGTCTTCAATCATCTTTGGAAAGAACGGAGTTTTTCACAACATTGATTAGTAATTTACCTGGTTTCTCATTGTACGACGTAACAAGTGTCAAGGTAGATTCAGGTATAAAGGAAGAAGATTATGATGATCTTGACATCGATGATGAGTATGATGATGATCAGGAAGCGGAGCAGTCAGAGCATGAAAAACTTGCGTTGGCTATGGTAAAAAACGTAGCCCTTAAAGGTAAGAGCTTACTTACATCAGCAGAATATCAGCAGTTGAAGGGCAAGGGGTTCTACATTACTTCTATTACTTGGCGATCGAAAAAAATTAGTACCACAAGCCCTATCGTGGAGTTCGAAGCTAATTTCGACGAACCAGAAGTCGGAAAGGGTTTCAAGTATGGCATTCATGGTGCTCTTCACTTCAAAAAAAATGAATACACAAAACATATCAGGCCGATATCTACCGATGAAAGGCAACAGTATCTTGCTTTAATTGAGGGTGCAGCACAAAAAACGCTCGCGGATCTGCGCGAGAAAGCTTTTACAAACGATAACATGAGTGAAATGCCCTAG